ATCAACTCAATAACAACTGATTTGACAACAGGTAAAAGTAGTATAGAATTATTAAATGTAGTAGAATGATAAAAAACATAATAGACCTTTTACAATTAGCGCAAGGTGAAACTGAAAACATAAGGATTGCACAAGGCAAATATGCCTTACCTAAAAACTTTAAATCAGCATTCAAACAAATTAAAAACAACATCAAATGGCAACAGTAACAAAAGAATATGACTTGATTGTAAACACAGGTCAAGCAGAAAAGAATGTAGATAACTTAAATAAAGACCTAGAAAAGACAGAATCAGACTTAGGTGGTGTGCAGGATGCTGCTGACAAAGCAACAGGTGGAATGATTTCTGGTTTCAAAGGTGCTGTTAGTGGGTTAAAAGGTGTTACAAAAGGTTTTAAAACAGTTGGTGGTGCTATCAAAGCATCAGGATTAGGGTTACTTGTTATAACAATAACTGCATTGACTGCTGCTTTTTCAAGATCAGAAGAAGGTCAGAACAAGTTTGCTAAAGTAATGGGTGTACTAGGTGCTGTCTTTGACGTATTTGCAGATAGAGTAGCTAACTTAGGTGAACTTATAATAGACATATTTACAAAACCAGGTAAAGTTCTAGAGGATTTCTCTAATATGATACAAAACTTTGTAATGGATAAGGTTCAGAAAGTTACTGAAGGTCTAGGTTTTCTAGGAGGTGCTATAGCTAAACTCTTTTCTGGTGATTTTAGTGGTGCATTAAGTGATGCTGGTAAAGGACTAGATTCACTAAACAAAGGATTGAACCCTGTTAAAATGGCAACCGATGCTGTTGTTGAATCGACAAAGAATTTAGTTAATGAATTGAAAGAAGAAGGTCGTATTGCAGGTGAAATTGCAGATATGAGGGCAAAAGCTGACAAAGTAGAAAGACAACTACAGGTAGATAGAGCAGAAGCAGACAGAGAAAGAGCAAAATTACTAGAACAAGCAGTCAACAAAGAGAAATTTACAGTTGAAGAACGTATAAAGTTCCTAGAAGAAGCAGGTGCATTAGAAGATGAGATAACCCAGAAAGAAATACAAGCAGCACAACTTAGACTTGATGCTAAAATTAAAGAAAATGCACTAGGTAAATCTACAAAAGAAGATTTGGATGAGGAAGCAGCATTAAGGGCGCAACTAATTCAGCTAGAAACAGCAAAACTTACTAAACAAAAAGAGGTAACATCACAAACTATTGCATTAAAAGCAGAAGAAGCAGCAGCGCAGAAGGCATTAGACGATGAAGCTAAAGCAAAAAAGGCTGAAGATGAAGCAGCAGAACTAGAAGCAGAAAAACAATTAGCTGATCTTAAAAAACAGATAAGAGATGCAGAAGCTGTAACAGAAGATGAACGCAGGGCATTAGAAATCCAAAAGACTATTGAGCATTATGACGAGTTAATTAGACTTGCGAAGGAGCAAGGACTTGCAACTGAAGGATTAGAGAAAGCAAAAACTAATGCACTAAACAAATTCAACGAAAAAAATGCAGAAAATGAAATAAAGTGGGCAGATATGACAAGCAAAGAAAAGCTAGGTATTGCCACTCAAACTTTAGGAAATATGGCTTCTGTATTAGGTGAGGAAACAGCAGCAGGTAAGGCTGCATCCATTGCAGCAGCTACCATAAGTACCTTCCAATCTGCACAAGATTCTTACAAATCTATGGCAGGTATTCCGATAATCGGCCCAGCCTTAGGTGCAGTAGCAGCAGCAGCAGCAGTAGTATCTGGTATGGCGCAAGTAAAAGCAATTACAGCTACTAAGCTGCCAACTTTAGCAGGTAAGACACCTCCAGCAGCAGGTGGTTCACCTCCTCCTGCTCCAGCAGCACCAACTCCTCCTTCATTTAATATAGTAGGAGCAAGTGCAACAAATCAATTAGCTGATGTAATAGGAGAACAAACACAACAACCAGTACAAGCGTTTGTTGTTGCAAGTGATGTTACAACAGCACAAGGCCTAGAAAGAAATACTATTGAAGGAGCAACAATAGGATAAATACAAAATCGAATAATAAATACGTTATATAGTTATGAAAATAGTTGAACTAATTTTAGACGAAGAACAAGAAGATAGTGGTATAGATGCTATATCAATTGTTGAAAGTCCTGCAATTGAATCCGATTTCATTGCATTAAAAAAAGAAAAGGAAATAAAACTTGCAGAAGTAAACGCAGAAAAAAGAATCTTATTAGGTGCTTTGTTGATTCCTAATAAAACGATCTTTAGAACTTCACCAGATGGTGATTATTACATCTTTTTCTCAAAAGACACAGTAGCAAAAGCATCACAATTATATCTTGCAAAAGGTAAACAAAACAATTCAACACTAGAACATCAACACGAATTAAACGGATTGACATTGGTTGAAAGTTGGCTAGTTGAAGATGAAGTTCACGATAAATCCAGGAAGTATGGATTAGATGTTCCTGTCGGTACTTGGATGGGAGCAGTTAAAGTTAATAACCAAGAAGTGTGGGATGAATATGTTAAAACAAATAAAGTTAAGGGTTTTTCTATTGAGGGGTACTTTGCAGACAAAATGGAACGACCTAAAGAAAGCGTTGAAGAAAAGATGTCAGCGTTGGATGTAATAAGTAAAATAAAAGAAATACTAACATCTAATGCCTAGAAATCGTACAAACTCAACTTACATACCGAGTAGAACATCTCCAAAAGGAAGTTCGAGAGCCTGTTTATGTAAAGACACAAATACTTATTCAATCGAGTGTTGTGATGGAGATATATGGGCGCAAGGGATTGGCGTAATAACAAGAACAACATAAAAACGCAAAATTTAAATTAATAATCGTTATATAAATAATATGAAACCAAGTGAAATGTTAAATCAAATTAAAACGCTTTTAAACATCGAGGTCATCCTTGAAGAACAAAAGCTAGAAAACGGAACTTTAGTAGAAGCTGAATCATTTGAAAAAGGAAAAGAGATTTTCATAAAGACAGATGATGAGAAAGTAGCAATGCCTGTTGGTGAGTATTTACTCCAAGACGGAAGATTGGTAGTAGTAGCAGAAGAAGGAATTATCGGTGATGTAAGAGAAGTATCAGACGAAGTTCCTCAAAAAGAAGCTGAAGATGGAGAAGAAATTACTGAAGACTTAGAAGAAGAAAAAGAAGAAGAAAAAATGTCTTATGTTTCTAGACAGGAATTAGAAGAAGCTGTTGAAGAAGTAAAAGAGATGATTGAAGAAGTTAAAGCTAAGCTAGAAGAAAAGAAAGAAGAAATGAACCAAGATGGTAAAGGTCTTAAATCTAGAACAGTAAAAGAAGAATTTTCTGAAGCAGCAGCAAAACCTATAAAGCATAACCCAGAAGGGAAGGAAGTTAAGAAAAGAGTTTTTGCTCAAAGCAAAACTAGAACAACTTTAGATAGAGTATTAAATAAATTAAATAAATAATATAAAAAATGAGTACATACAGTTATACTTCAAATGATGATGTAAAAGTTCAAGTTTCACAAAAAACATTGACTGCATCAGTTTCTGTACCTGCTGGAGATGCTGGTATAGATCACAATATTGCAACAGACGCATTAGTTATCAGTTTACCGAAAATCGGTTCTGGAAATTTAGGAATGACTTTCTTATTTAGAAATACTGGCGCAGACGGAAATAACATTATCACGTTATCACCTGATTCAGCAGATTCTTTTAATGGAAGTATTGCAAACGCAGCAGCAGATTCAGTAGCTGGTGGTGTTGCAGGTAAGGATTGGATTAACACAAAAGCAACAGCAAATAACGGAGATTACGTTATAATTAGAGCAGTAGCATTAACAAAATGGTACATCGTAGGTGGTGTTGGAGTTTGGGCATCCGAAGCATAATATTAATTAAATAAATAAAAAATAAAATGAGTAATTTAAGAAATGTAAATTTAGGCACAACTACAAACATCACTACTACGTATGCAGGTGAGTTTGCAGGTGAATATATTGCAGCAGCTTTATTGAGTGCTTCGACTATTGATGACGGAGGTTTATCAGTAAAACCAAATATTGCATACAAAGAAGTAATCAAGAAATTATCTACAGGTAGTTTAGTAAGTCCAGCATCTTGTGATTTTGACCCTAATTCTTCTGTAACTCTTACAGAGAGAATTTTAGAGCCAGTTGAATTACAAGTAAATTTACAACTATGTAAGAAGGATTTTGTTAATGATTGGGAAAGCGCACAGATGGGATTTGGAATGGGTCAAACTTTACCTCCTAAGTTCGCTGACTTTATGATTGCTCACGTAGCAGCAGAAGTTGCACAAAACACAGAATTTTGTCTATGGAGAGGTGATACTACAGCAGCATCTAACAATTCTTTTGATGGATTTGAAAAACTTATTGCAGCAAGTGCAGCAGCAGGAGATATTCCAGCAGGTCAGCAAGTAGCAGCAGTAGGTGGTGGATTAAGCGCAACTAACATTATTGCAGAATTATCAAAAGTAGTTGATGCTATTCCAGGTGCATTATACGGAAAAGAAGATTTATTTATCTACATTCCTAGTAGTGCAGCTAAATTCTATGTTCAAGCTCTTGGTGGGTTTGCAGCAGCAGGATTAGGAGCAAATGGTGTTAACAATCAAGGAACACAATGGTGGAACAATGGTTCACTTAGTGTAAATGGTGTTAAGATTTTTGTTTGTCCAGGAATGTCTGATGACAAAATGTATGCAGCACAAAGAAGTAACCTATATTTCGGTACTGGCTTACTTAACAATATGAATGAAGTAAAAGTTCTTGATATGCAAGACTTAGACGGATCACAAAACGTGAGAATGATTATGAGATTCACAAGTGGTGTTCAGTTCGGAATTGCTTCTGACCTTGTTGAGTACGCATAATAAATTAATTAACCAATAAATAAAGGTAGGTAGGATTATCTACTTACCTTTTTTTTTAAAATAAAATATAAATCAGATGGCGTGTACACTTAACACAGGAAGAAAAGTACCTTGTAAATCGGCTTTTGGAGGAATCAAAAGTGTTTATTTTGCTGACTTTGGAACTATTGCTAGTGTTGCAGTAGATTCTTCAACAAAGGTAGCAACTATCACTAATGGCTCACCAGCACCAGTTTGGTACGAATTTGATGTAAAAGGTAACTCATCTTTAGAAACTACAGTAACAAGTTCTAGAGAAAATGGTACTACTTT